GATGACGTCGGTGACACCGACCATCGTCGTGTTGATGTCGAAGATGGTCTTGAATGCCGTACCGACACCGGTTCCGTCCATGCCAAGGGTCAACGACGTGCCGTGATTGATGAACAGGCAATTCTTGAAAATGGCAAAGCCATTGCCCATGCCCGCGTTGGTGGAGATGAAATTCACCTGGGCGTTATCGGCGCGCATCATAAAGATGCAGTTCTCGAAGATCGCCCGCAGGCTGCGGTCAGCGGCGCCGTACATATTGAACATATCGCCATTGGTCCACAGCGTGGTTTCTGCCCCGAACACACAGTCCTTGAAAAAGACCTCTCCGCAATTGAGCTTGATCAGGTCGTATCCGGCCTGGTCACCCTCTGTGGTATGCAGCGGTCCGGCGAAGTGGCAATTGATGAAGCTGTTGCGATCGCCAGCGACCGTTAGCAGGTTCAGATTGGCAGAGCTGCCACGACCATGCATGAAATACAGGTTGGCGAAAAGGTTTCCGTATCCGGTGACATTGACCATCGGAGTGAAGTTGGCGTTGTGGCCGATCCTGGAGCGCTGATTCATTCGGCTTTCGGGGAACATGCCGATCAGGTGAGTCATATTTTTGTTCCAGGTCAGAGCCGCACCGAGGGTGTGGCTGTCCGGAGACAAGTGGATGACATCATTCTGGCCGGATGTGGCCGCTGCGAGCGCACTGGAAATGGCCGTGCTGGCGCCTGACGACGGGCTCTCGAACACCTTGTCGCCCTCGACCTTGTTCTGCCAGAAGGTCTTGGGATTGGCGCCGTCCTTGACGACGTACAGTTTCTCCGCAGCACCAGGCATCGTCGCGCCCTGGATCGTGCTGCGAAGGCTTGGATCGAGGTTTCTTTCTTTGATCATGAGAATCTCCTTCTGATAGTTTACCCCTGCAGCGCAGGATACTGGAGATATGGTTGATAAAAGGCTGGCGAGGATTCACTACTGGATACATCACGCCAGCCATAATGGTCATGTCCTCGGGCGGGCCACGTCAACCGCCCGAGGATAGGACCCGATCGGCGCCCTGACCAAAGTTTACCGATCAGGTTTAGGTGAACAGCGACGGTTCGACCAGGTCATCGATCTTGACGAGGCTGTTGCGGTGCTCGGTTCCCATTTGGGTGTAAACCCGCAGGAACTGATCCCACTCGTCGTAACCCTGACGCTGGTGAATCTGCTGGTCGAGGTTGCCCCACCCGAGGGCGGTCATCTCGAACTTCTGGACGGCGCCCATGGGCTCGACATAGATGGCGCCTGGTGTGGTCATCGGGTCGATCATCATCCCGATGGATCCGTCACCGGCAGCGAAGGTCAGCACTTCGTAGCCGCCCTGCAGCTTGCCAGGCTGAAACCGCACGTCCGGCAGAAGCAGGTTGGCGTACTTGCGTCTCTGACCCAGGCCCATCCGCATCAGTCCAGGTTTCTTCTTCGCCTTGGCGCGCATGACATCGACGGCCTGCAGAAGCAGGTCGACGGAGAGCTCACGGCCCACGCCCGAGTTGGCCAGGATGTTGGCCTTCCACAGCGGATACGATGCGACCAGGATGTTCTCGAATGTCGCCAGCAACGTGCCGTCGTCAAAGATGCCGTCCATGCCGGTCATCTCGATTGCGGTGTCACTGGTGGCGAAAGAAGCGTCGCGGGCGCCGTAGCGCACGATCTGGCTGGAAGCCGGAATCGTATCCGCGGCGTTGATGGTGTAGGTCCTGGCTGCTGTCAACGGGTGCAATGCCTGGTAGGGACTCCCACCGGCTCCGTTGACCAGGGCCTCGAAGGTAATGGTCTTGTTGACCGGATCGACAGATGTGATGCGCGAGGCAACACAGCTTTGGTCGATCGCTCCGCCGGATGCGTAAAAGTCAACGATCATACCGGCAACTGCGCGCTGCACGGCCATGTCGTTGTCGCATGTGACGGACCAGGGTGTGGTGGTACTCGGCGTGGCGACCGCGGACGATGTCGCGATCAGGCCAAAGCCGTCACCCCAGGCTTGTCGGTTCATGTCATTGACGAGGGACTCGTAGATGTCGTCGACAGCGTCGGCAAGTCCATCCACGAATGCGGCGACATCACCCTTTGCCGCCTCGATGGCCGGACCGGTGATGCGCAGGTTGCCGTAAATGTACTTCGGCAGAACCTTGCCCTTGTCGTATTTCCCCGCGAGGGGCTCCGGCAGCGGCGAGCTTTCGGCTCGGGCACCGACGCCTTGTGCGCGGGCATATCGGATCGAAAATTCGTAACCAAGACCCTTAGGTGACCGTTCTGACTTCGGGATCGTATTGTAGGTCATCTGTTCGTCGGCGAACTGATTCGTGATCCCTTGGCCGTACACAGTCTTCAGGGTATCGGTTATCGCGGTGAGTGTATGAACATCAGTCATTTGATTTCTCCCCGCCTGCGGCGAGGGTTCTGCTACTTATTTGCCTATTCCAGATAATCTCTGTTTCAGCAGTGCGGTTGCAGTTCGTCTCGCCTCGGCCAAGTTTTTAGGTTGATTTTCGCTTTCATTGGGAGAGGCGGCTGCGGTGTCGGTGTCGGTCATCGTTGGAACTTCCTCGATTTTCACCTTCGCCTTTTTGAGAATTTCCTGCTCGAGGGACTCGAAGGCCTTGCCCGCTTCACTGATCAGCTTTTTAATGCCGACCTTGTTGGATAGATCGATATCGTGAATCGGGTTATTGACGCCCAGGTATTTCTTGAGCGGCCCTTTCAGATGGTCGCCGATCTTCAGCGCGTCGACTTCTTTCCCGACGAACGTGTTAAAGGTGGCGATCAGCCGATCGTTTTCCTTGCGGTCCTCTTCGCGCTTTCTGGCCTGCGTCTGCAGGTCCTTCTCTTTTTGGAGCTCACCATCGAGGCGCTTGATCGTTTCCTCTGGTGTCTCACTCTCCCGTTGCTTACGTTCTTTCTCAGCCGCCCACTGCATCTGGTAGCGGATCATCGTCTTCTTGTTGTCGATCAGGTCCTGGATGTCCTCGTCTCCGAGTGCGTCCTTGACCCCCGCAAGCTCTCCGATGAACTCTGCCAGCTGCTCCGGAGTCTCGATGCTGTACTGCGACATCAAGTTATCCATGAACTGGGCAGCGTCACGATCCTTTCCCGAACCGTCCGTTACGGGTGTTTCTTTTCCGGTGTCAGTTTCAGAAGCCTCGTCGCGGTCGGTATCACCATTCTGGTTGACATCGTCAGCGCTGGCTTCCTTGCCGGTCACGTCCTTTTGAGTCTCGTCTACGACTTCGTTTTCGCCTGGCATTGCTTTCTCCTTCCGTTGTTCGGACTACATTGAAACATGGTTAACAATGTAAGCCGACGTAAAAGAAAAAGGGATCCGCCAGGGCGAGCTCGCGGATCCCCTCGTTTTGGTACGGAGACGACTGGCCGATCGTCTCACTTTATGTTGTCAGCACGATCGTGCTGTCAATCATCCTTTGATCATGCGCATAAGATCGCGCATCGACTTACTGTCAGCGGGCATAATCTCGATGTGGGTGATCTGCATCTCCACATTCTGATTGTATTTCTCTTTCTCGGTGCCGTACTCCTGGAATGCCCGCTTCGACACTTCGCAGACCTTGACCTTGGCCTCGATCTTCAGTCGGTCGCCGATTAAAAAATCATCGGCATCCAGACCGAGAAGGTCCATGGCCTCATTGTTCAACTCGATCTTCGTTCCCCATGGATAAGCCAGACCCTCTTCGATGGCCTCAACTTGCTCCTTGGCTTCCATCATCGTCTTCCTGGGCGGCAGCTTTAGGCTCTTCATCGTTCACCCCCAACATATTGTGTTATGCCTTATCCGAAATGTCAATATATATTATGCAGTCGGGCCACCGGTTTGCTGACCGGAACCACCTATCGCTTGAGCCACAGACGGACCTGCTTCCATGCCGCCCTGGCCACCCTGCTGTGCGCCCATCAATCCGGCCTCGTTCAGCATCGCCTCTTGCAGCGCGAGCTCCATCATGGCCTTATGCTCGTCGGCGTGTGCAATCGCGACTTCCTGAACGATCGATGGTAGCGCCTGGAACTCGTTCGACAGGATCATCTTGCGATGAACCTCGAAGTGGACGGCGTGATTGTCATACTTGAACAGCGGATCGTCACTGAGCACAATCGGCTCACCAGGCATCGGCTGTCCGGTTTCAGGATCGATGACCGGCTCTCCGGTTGCAGGGTCAACCATCGGGCCCGTTGGCCCCATCGATATGAAGATCTTGCCGATGATTGGGATCTTGGAAAGACCATCCGGATGCTTTTCTGACACCGGAACATCGATTTCCACATCGATTATGCCGTCTTCGCGGGTATTCGCGATGATCTGATTCTCGTTCTTGGCGCGCTCAACGTCGACGTTCAGCTTATCCTTGAATCCGGACAAGCCCAGGCGTCGCAGGATCTCTTGCCGAAACTCTGGATCCAGTTCGCTCTGCTCACTGAAAAAGCCTGCTTCGGTCAGCTGCAGCAGCATCTGCGTCTGACCGACTCGAGTGGACGCCAGGCCGGACGATAGCTCGAGACGAACGTCAGTGTTGCCACGCAGGTCCGCGGCCTTGAAGGCCTTTACCTCGACACCGTGTCCACGTCCGGAGATCTTGAGCATTCGTTCGTCTGTGTAAAGCTCGGATGCCAGCAGAAGTCGCTTCCGATACGTTCTTTTGTGGGATCGATAAAATCTGAGTACATCCGGAAAGTGTCCCTGTTCAGCGGCATCACGAAGGATGTCGACCATAATACCCGAGGCCTGAGCCGATGGCGCAGAGCCTCGTAACACATTCTTAGGATCTCCCTGGACATCTTGTGCCGCCCCTCTGTGGATTTCGCGTTCCTGCAGGACCTGCGCCGGATACGGAACGCCCTGTTGAATGACAGGCCTCACGCCGCCGGACGTAAAGGCATCGTATTTGACAACCAGGATATGCTGCCCCCAGTGGGTGGCGCGCTTAATGTTGGCATCGGACGTGAGGATCACGATCGGTCGACCGAGGCTCTTGCGGTTCATGTTCATGTCCTGGTCGATTTCGTTGAGGGCGTTCTGCGGGCTGATCAGATCATCGGTGCCGCTGTCGGGGAAATAACGTCCAGGGACGTAATGATACTTGTAGTCGGTGATCGAGTAATACCAGTTATCCTCATTGACCTTGATCGGGAGACGAGGGTGATCCCACAGGATCTGGTTTCCGCAGATGCCGACATATCGACCATTCTTCAGGTTCCTATGCGGCCGGAACTCGAGCTCTTTGACCAGCACCATGTCTTCGTCCTTGGACACAAATTCGCCCATGTTCTCGGCCAGGTCCTGCCCCTTCCACTGGCTGACGCTGGCCACCAGCTTGGCGAGCTTTCGCTCGTAGTTGACCAGCTGCTTTTCGTCGTCGCTCCTGGCGAGCTTAACCTTGAACGTGTCCTCAACCCACTCGCGACTCTTCAGCGACTTCAGGCCGATGTATTCCTTCGACCGCAGATCATCACCGAACGGACTCACGGCGTAGTTGAAGACGGACCAGTTCTGGCTGACCACCTTCGACTTCGATACGAGCGATCCGTCACGATCGATGCCCCATTCGCTATCTCCAACGACTGGGAACGTGCGCATCAGGCCCAGGCCGGTAAGAATCATCCAGACGGCTACCTTCTCGGTTTCGTCGACGAACTCTTCGTCGTTCTCCGCGTCCATGTGACGCAGCAGGAACTCGCCCATCTTCGAGGCGTCCCTGTCCTCGGCTTCCATC